AATACCCTTATCGGACAAAACCCAATGATGGAAGAACAGCCTATACTTAGCGTAGAGGATAATAGAATTGGTGGAAATGGACAAGAAGCTCTTGCCCTTACCGGGGCTTTGGCTGGCATAAGAACAAATCCGTTTCTTACTGGTTCGATGAATCAAGCACCTGCCCCTTCTCTTAATCCAGCAACTGGACCAAGTGGAGGTACTAGATTGCCTACTCAGCCTTCGCTAGAACAAGCTAGCAGAGCAGCATCTAGGACTGCTGGAATGGGTTCTTATGGTGGTGCAACTGGAGAACTTTCTAGAGGAAGGGGATTTGATATTGATCTAAACTCTAACAGAATTGGTTCAAGTTTTGCCAGCAATGTAGCAAAGGGAGCAACTCAAGGTATGATTGGTTTTCCTAGTTTAGTTCTTAATCCAAATGAAATGGGTGATGCAACGCTTTCTGGGGCAAACCAAAGAGCCGCTGATCAAGGTCTGCCCTTACCTTTTCCTGATGCACCTAACGCAGAAGTTTTACAATTAGTTCAGCCAAGTAGTGCAGAAAATGAAGTTGAGCAAAAGCCAGGGTTCTTTGAACCAGGTGGTTTTGGGTACGAATACTTAGGACCTAGACTGGTTAATACTTTAGGAGATCTTGGTGAAAGGTTTGGTCAATTTTCTGGAGAACAACTATATGGAACAGGCATTACTGCCGAAGGACAACCTACTGGATTCCCCGTGGATCGCCCTACTTTAGCTGGAGATATAGCTACTTTACCCGGTAATGTACTTAGAGGTTTAGATTTTTTTGCTGGTCCTGTAGTTGACTTAGCAGCAGATAAAGCACCAGTTATAGCAGATTATGTAACTGGAGATACTGGAGTTCAGGCACAACAAGAAAAAGCGGCAGGCGATATTCCTATTGCAAATGCACCAACGGCTGATGGAACTATGGGCATAGCAAAAGTTGACCCAACAGGAACTATGGGCATAGCAGAAGTTGCCCCAACATTACCACCAGTAGTACAATCTGATACAGGTAACAATATAGCTGAAAGCACACCATCTCTCCCGGAAGGTGTACAAGAAGGTAGCCCTCAAGCTAACTTCCTTAATCGTATGCGTAGTGGAGAGGCTCTAACTCAAGAAGAGATAAATGCAGCTAACGCACTAGCAGAAAGCATAGGTACTACATTTGACCCAGTGACTGGATACAACCGTGATCCTTTCCTAAGTTCACAGGCAAGTAGAACATCGACTCCTTTGCCTGGACAAACTTTAACACAGTTCCTAAGAAATGAAGACGCTCTAGAACAACGTACAGAGCAGTTCGTTGACCCACAAGGTCGCATACGTCGTAGGCTGACACCACAGGCATCTGCACTTCAAGGGTTTGCTCCCGGAGTACAACCACTAGCACCTGAGTATGCTGGTTTTCAACAGGCTTCTGATGACCTACAACAACGGCTAAGGGACAGAGCAAGGAGAGAGGGTGAAACTCAAACGGAAAGAGATACTCGTATAGCACGAAGTAGAACACAAGGTTCTAGCCGAGGTGGGCTGAGTCAGGCAGATGCTAGGGACTTGGCTCAGGGTTTAGCGAAAGATGCAACAGAGGGTCAAAGAATGAGAGCCTTACAAATACAATCAAGATTAGGCTTAGATCAATTTAAGCCAGAGAAAGAACTTAGCGATTTAGAAAAGCGTGAGATTGAAAGTCAAATCCGAGAACGAGAAGCAGGTATAGCTGCTCAAAAAAGAAAGGGGGGCTTTGAGCCACGGGTTATTGATGTCGGCGGAGAAAGAGCTATGGAACTTTCGCCCGGTTACTTCCAACGAATAGCTAAGGACAAACCTAACAAGACTGGGCTTCAGACAACCCTCGAAAACTTGCAAGCTGATTTGGACTCAGGTCGTTTAACACAAGAACAATACGACATTGCTGTTGGGAATGCAAAAAATATATACATAGGTTTAAAAGAACCTAAGCAAAACGAAATAGATGTACAGGAGCGAATTGACCAAATTAGACAAGAGACTATGGGCGCAACACCAACCGAGGGAAATGAATTGCCGGATTCATTAAAAAATTCTAATCCATCTCAATTTACTGGTCAAACTATTGAGGACAAGGAAGGTAACAGATATACTTCTGACGGAACAAAGTGGACTAAAATATAATTATGGCTAAATTACCCGAAGGATTTAGTCTAGTAAATGAACCAAAATTACCTGAAGGTTTTTCATTAGTTGAAAATCAACAATTACCTGAAGGTTTTTCTTTGGTAAAAGAAGTTGACCCCAGCCTTGGTCAAATCGGCACAGGCCTTCTTGCTGAGATTGTATTAGGTGAGGGTGGTAAATACGCAGGTGCTAGTGCTGGTGCTTTGGTTGGTGGACCAATAGGTGCTGGTATAGGTTACCTTGCTGGGGCTATAGGTGGAGGCATTACTGGCTCAATAGCCGCTCAACGTCAGGAGGGAAGAGATGATATATCTTGGGGCCGAGTAACCGCTGATACACTCCTTAATGTGATTCCATTTGGAGCAGGTAAAGTAAGCAAGGGTGCGAAGTTACTACCTAGAGTTGCTAAGTCCACCCTTGTTCGTGGGGCGCAGGGTGCTGGTATTTCTACTGCAGCAATGGCCATTGAGAAGGGAATCGAGGAGGGCGATATGCTTACACTTGACGAACTAATCGCGGCGGCAGGGACTGGAGCAGGTCTAGGCATTGGTCTAGGTGCAGCAGGTGCAGCCCTTAATAAGTCCTACAGCAAGCTGTTGAACAAGAGCACAGATGAGATTGATGCACTTTATAACAAGGGCGATGTTGATGCCGTAAGTGTTATTGATGCTATTACTGGAGGCAATCCCGCTGGTCGAGTAAACCGAATGTTAAACAGCGTTAATCAATACATTCTGCCATCAAAGGTAATAGGTAGTCGTTCGTCCGAAGATGTTCGCAGAGCAGTAAATGAAATAGGAACTGCTAAAGACCTTGCTGGTCGAGCTAGAAAAAGGTTGGATGATGTTTATGCGAAGCTTAATAAAACTGACCAGATTGAAGTTGATAAATATATAAATGGTGAATCCAAAGTGTTGCCAGATGCGGCAACGCCTATGCAAGACACTATCAATGAATCCAGGGATATTATTAATGATTTTTCTAGCAGGATACTCACATTAAGCGATAAAGGAATCCTAGATCTAGGAGAAGAAAGCGATGCTCTCATTACAACCATACGAAAAAATTTAAGTGATGATGGTCCAAACTATCTAACAAGAGAATACAGGTTCTATGAGGATATGGACTACGAGCCATCTGAAGAGGCTCGCAAAAATTTAATTGATTCCTTTGTTACTGCACTAAAGAAGGAAGGTTCTAAGAACGCAGAAGAAGAAGCTAGTACCATTGTTAGAAATCTTGACAATAGTCGTAGACCAGAAAATAGAGGCAGGGGTGCTATCAGGGGAATGAACATTCTTGCTAAGAATAGTAGGCTTTTTAAACAAAGAAAAGTTTTGGACAAGACTATGAAAGAATATCTTGGAGAATACACAACTCCAGGTGAAAGGGTATTCGGAACAATATCTAGGCTCGGAAGATTGGTTGCACAGCAAGAGGCTGCATTAAGTATTACTGATAATCTTCAACGCTCAGGTCTAGCTATAAGGGCTAATGAAATTCCAGTTGGAATGCAGCAACAATACACACCTCTTAGAATCAACGATCAACCCATTGAAAAAAGATTAAGCCCTGAATCGGATAGAGAAAAATTATACGTTCTCGATGAGGTTAACCAATCCATCAAACAACTTTTTGCTACCGGAATACCACAGCAAACCAACCTGATGGTTGAAAACATTTTTACTAAAATACTTAGCACAACAACTGGATTGACTAAGTTTGTTAAAGTTCCTCTAGCACCAGCCGCTTATTCACCTCAGTTTGTAGGCAATATGTTTATGATGCTAGGTCAAGGGCTTGATCCTTTTCGTGGCGTAGGAACAGGAATACGCGTAGCGGGTAATGAAATATTTGGCAAAGGCTTAAGCCTAAAGGAGATTCAGAGATACAAAAGCTTAGGTCTAGTTGATAAAGAAATATTTTCTAGCGATATTCGCAATGCCTTTAACAAGGGATACAAACTATTACCGGGTAAGTTAGGTAAGGGAACTGATTTTGGTATGAAGAAACTAGGCAAGATTTATAGTGCCATTGATACAGCAAATCGTATAACCGTATTTAAGAATTACGAAAAGCAACTTAAGAAGTTGATTCCTGGTATTAATAAAGAAGGCTCTCCAAACTTTTTGAGCAAATTAGATCGGGACAAACTTGCCGCTGAATTAACTAACTCCACTTATCAGAACTATGATAGGATCTCTCCTTCGCTTCGTTTTTTATCAAGGGTAGGTGTACTTAATGAGTTCGTATCATTTAATCTTGAGTTGACTAGGACTACATTTAACCAAGCTAAATTAGCAAAGGCTATGGTGGATGGCTCTTTTGCTAGGAGAATGAAGGAGGAGTACGGTGTAAACGTAAGCCAAGGTTACGCTACATTCCAGGGTTCAAAAAGAATAATTGCTCTGTCCGGCGCACTTGGTGCGGCTACAGCAGGTATAGCTACTATTAATAAGTTAAATGGTTTTGACGATGAGAAGGTTCGTGCAATTAAGGAAACTTCTGCGCCTTCTTGGGATGAGAGTAGCGCACTTCTAGTAGAAGATCAGGGTGAAGGAAAGATTGGCTTAATCAATATGGGATACAGAATGCCAGCCGCTGAACTTACCTCAATGTTTGAAGCAGGTCTAGGAACTGGAAGTTACTCCGATGCTGGTTCGGCAGTATTTCAATCCTTTATTGATAAGTTCTTTGGAACTGGTACAATGAATGCCAAGAACATTATAAATACTTTGCAGAATTATAATCCCAATACTGGGCGTAAGATATCTAGCAGTGTAAGTAGACTTGATAGAGTTATTGATCAAGGAACTTTCTATGCAAAGCAAGGATTCAACCCCGGATTTGTTAGGGACATAGAAAAGTGGGACGAAAGAACATCGGGCGAAATGGGAGCTAGGTATTTAACTGGAGAAAGAAAGTTTAATACTACATATCTAGGTGGAGCTACATTTAGATTTAATGAAATCAATGATAACTTTAGAGCAATCCGTGCGGGTTACTCGGGATCTCTAAAGCGTTCTAAAGATGCTAGTGATTCAGGTAGGGACTACGCTAAGTATAATAATATATACCGTGATAATGTAGCTGAAACAATTAAGCACGTGAATAACTTAAGGGTACTTGAACAGACCGATGAGGATATATATAGGACTCTCCCTAAGAATTTTTCTAAGTTCTTAAAGGATATGATTATGCAAGGAAAAGTTCCTGATATGCGTATTTCATCATCAATATCAGGACCAAGGCTTGAAAGAATTGAAAGTTATGTAGAGAACTTCAAGAAGTTACCAAGCGAACTTGGATTTAAGATGCTTGAGCAAGAGGCTGCTCTAGGAAAAATTAAGACAGCCGATGTTAACGACATCATTACAATAGTTAAATTACAACAGGGACTAAAAAGCCCCACCCCCTAAATTCTTAAGAGGTGAGGCTAACCGGTTGTAAATAGGTCTAAAGAAGGTGGTACTACTAATAACCACCCGGCTGGATTACTCCTTGGCCTAACCTACCTAAACATACATATTATACATCATTGGACTCAAGGAAGTTCTTAAGCTTTCGCTTTTCTTCCTGAAGAGATTTTCGTTGCGCCACCATTCTCTCAATCCTGTAGGATAGAGTTCTTGATTCGTGCCGAATCATTTCTATTTGTGTTTGAATCCTTTCGATGTTTTCTTTTGGTACTGACATAAATTTATAGAAAAATATTTTATTAAAATTGTCAAGATGTTATTGTATTCGTGTTGATAACAAGCGCATCTTTGTTGTACAGATAGCCAGTCATCTTGTTGACTGTTTGGGAGTTCTCGAAGTCCGTATGCCAAGGCATCTTTCTATTGTGGAATCCGAAGTTGTAATTATCCCTAATTAATTTAGAAATATTCCAAATATAAAGTACGCCCTCGAACTCATTGACGTACACGAAGTCCTTCTTTATGGACTCAGCTATACCTATATTGGTATCAACTTTTAGTTCTTCTATTATCCAGGGGTCATAAGCTTTTCGCCTGGATTTAATCTCAAATAGGTAGCGTTTATTCTCGTAATCAAAATAGCTGAACTGATCCTTGGCTTTGATGAGCTTGCTCATCTTAGGAAAGGCAATCATTATTTGTTCTGCTACCTGAGCTTCTGTCATCAGGAGAACCTACCTATGCAATGATAAAATTTAAACATACCACCTATATCCCTTTCGCCTTCTCTATTCTTGGCTATCTCGTAGTACATCTTGGTATAAGAACCCTTGTTGTCAATCTCTTTTGAGGACTCGAAGTCCCCTTCAGTTGGGTACATCAGAAGTACAATGTCAGCGTCATTCTCAATGTCCCCGGAATCCTTGAGGTCATACAGCTTGAGCTTTCCACTCTTTACTCCCTCTCGATTTACTTGAGCTAGGAGTATAACAGCTATATTTAAATCAATAGCCATCTGTTTTATCTTGTGCGATATATTAGATATACCCTCAGCCTTTCCCTTTCTTGCGTCAAATGGTATTAACTGCAAGTAATCAATGACTAAAAGTTTTACTCCGTACTTGTGCACGAACTGCCTAGTCTGACTACATAAATCATCTGCATTCTTTACGGAGTGCGATGTATAAATTGGTAGATCCGATAGGGTATTGATGGTATCATTTACCCTATTCATTTGCTCTTCGGTCGCTACGTTTTCTTCAACCATCCGAATGTTAACTCCTGACATAACCTGGGTTAACCTCTTGGTAAGTTGTTTCTGTGGCATCTCCAATGAGAATATACCACAGGGATGCGCATCCTTTGTTACTGCTTGTAGGGCTATGTATAAAGCTAGTGCTGATTTACCACAGGATGTGGGCGCAGCTACAGTCATTACTTCGCCTGCCGCTATGCCTCGATTGCCTAAGTACTCATCCAATTTATTGGTATGCGTCTTTACTACATCGGGCTTGTATTCTCCGGATTGCATTCTTTTAATGTCATCCATTAATTCCTTAGCTGAATCCCCTATCTTCGCTTTTGTTTGGCTAGGTAGAGAGTTAGAGAATATGCACTCCTCGAGTTCGGCACGAATAACTTCGTACCCCTTCTCTTCGGATTCAACATCCTCAACTGCCAGTCTGCACGATCTCATAAGGGATCTTAGCCTGGACTTTTCTGCCACTGTATGCGCAAAGAATAGAGCCTGAGTGGGCGTAGAAGCCTTCGCAGTGATGGCGAATAGCCCAGCCATCCCACCGACCTCATCGACCCCTTTAACGGTCTTTAAATGCTCAAGAACGGCAACGTCGTTTATGGGTTTATTCTGTAGTGCTAGAGCACCTATGGTATCAAATAATATTTTGCACCTGTGCAAATAAAAATCGTCCGACTGGACGATTGGAGTAACGGAATCGTAGACTTCTGTATTATCTTCTAGTAAGCAAGATGCAATTAATCCTTCCTCCGCTTCAGCATTATGTGGTTGCTGATGAACCAGTAGTTTCAATTCGTCTTGATTCATTCTCAACTGTGGACAAAAGAGCGCGAAGCAGTTGTCCTAAAGCATTATGCTTTATGCGTATCTCCTTGGGCAATCTAACGGAATCAATCTCATTATAAATGTTAAGGGATACTTCTGCGGCTTCTTTAATTTTTGTCATTTTTGTAGTATATTTTTTAAGTTAAGAACACTTGAACCCCTCGCCGATTTGCGAAGGGCCAAGCATTCTATCACAAGGTTTACTTCTCTTTTTCTCTTTCGAGCATCCCTATGGCTATCAATGAGTAGCCAATTAGGTCACGAAAAATGTCCTTGGATTGATCCCCCTTGGTGTTAACCTTGAGTGATCCATCGGAACAGAAAGCCTTAGCTCTCTGGAATTTGTCCTGCATTCTAATGCAGATACCAGTTATGGGGTGCACACCGAACTCAGTTGAAGCATCGAAGTTAGCGAAAGGATTTTCGCAAGTCTCTCCACCGGTGTAGTCAGCGTTCTTATTCGCCGTTAACTCCAGGATGGAATCAACTTCGTCCTTGCGGAACTTGTTCCACCAGACTTTATCGAAATCCCCCATAACTTAGAATGGGGAGTCATCACTAGTTGGCGCAGAAGATGCAGCCGGAGCACTGGGTGCTGGCGTTTCATCTGCTGGATTGAGTGCTAGTGACAAAAAAGAAACACCGCTTTTAGCGACTTTCTTCCATCCTTTTAGGTAGTAGGTCTTACCCTCTACGTCAATCTTACCGTTGTAATCCGGATGATTGGGTTTTTGTTTGCGATCATTCACAAAGAATGTACCGCTGTTCGTGTTATCGTATTCAGCCATATTTTATTTTGGTTAAAATTCAGTTGGTGTTACAACTGCACGAGCTTTATCTTTGCCGTGCCTATTGGTAGCATCTGGGTCTTTGGTATCGTCGATAGCGAAGAGTCCATTGAGAGCGTACTTACGAGCATAGGAACTAGCTGAACCAGTTATCTGTGCATCGTCCATACCCTTTTTTGCCTCAGCTTCACGAGCAAAACCCGCTACTGGTATTCCTGCATCACTATCATTATCAAGTAAAGTAGCTACGGCCTTGACGTAAACACGCCCTGAAATTTCCACAATGGAATCGCTGACAGTAAGAGAACAACCCCACTCAGCAAGCAGAGGTTTCAATGCAGTAAGGATGTCCTCACAGGAGCGATATTTGTATCCTCCGAACTTGTTGGTCTGCCCCTTGGGGGCTTTGAGGGATGACTGAACCCCTTGTAGTTTTTGTCTTATGTTTTTATTCATACTTATTTTTAGTTAGTTTGCGATACAGTTTGCATCGCTGTTTTTCATTACAGCAGGACTCAAGTTCTTGCTTGGTCGCACCGATAGATTTCAGTTCAGCCACTTGTTCAGAAGCTGTCAATGAATTTTTAAATTTTTTTGTAAGTTGCACAAGACCCACAGGATGAAGGACATCCAATGTTTCTCTCTCAAGATAGGATGCCATCGCTCGGAGAACTCCGGGTAAGTTTGACTTATCTTGCTTGCACATTCGTAGGAAAAAGTTTTCTACCTTCCCCAATAAACTGTTGGCTTGTCTAGATATAACACCACGGACTAGCCCGGTCTGATGGTCGTGGTCAAGCACCCAGTCATTCGTCCTTACTTTAAGAACAGGACATTGCTTGGGCTTGTTCGCGTCCCTGTAGTCCTTGATCTTATTTTGGGATAAGTACTTCATAGGTACATACGTATCCATTTCTTGATACTTATATCACTAACGCCTCCAAGTTTTTCCTGTATCTTCGGATAGGATAAACCTTGCTCTCTGTAATCTCTAGCCT